GACATATTAGAAGGTAGAGTTGATATAGCAAATTACAGCCCTAAAGACATAAAGAAACGACTTATACATGAAAGTTTAATCGCAGAAGAATGCCATAGTTGTGGGTTTAACGAACGTAGAGTGGTTGATTATAAAGTACCATTAATATTAAATTTTATTGATGGAAACGCAAAGAATTGGAAATTAGAAAATCTTGAATTGTTATGTTACAACTGTTATTTTTTGAATGTTGGTAACGTATGGAGCGAAAATCAACTACAACAAATGGAAGATCATAATCAAAAGAATAAATTCAACAACGATCCAGAACCAGATTGGGAAATGGACGAATCACATATTGAACATCTTAAAGGCCTTGGATTATGGGACGATAAAGAAGATGGCGAAGAATATATAAGTACTATATAAAAAACTTGGTTATTTAAAATACTTTTCGTATATTTACTCATATTAAAAAGGGAAAATTATGGGTAAAATGAAAGAAGAATTTATGAAAATGCAAACCGAAGGGTACTTTGATGATATGTCTGATGCCGAATACCAAGATTGGCTTAATTCACAAAAACCAGTAACACAAGAAGAAAAACAATCACAACATGATGCTTGGTGGAATAGTTTAACTGAAGAACAAAAACAACAGTTATACAATGACCAAGAAGAGTTATTTAAATTAACTATAGAAGAAATGAATCATGAACGTGAATAATATATCAAAAGAACGCTTTGAAAAAGCTAAAAAGAAAATCATTAAAAAGTATCCTGGTGCTCATACTGTAATGGATCCTAATGGTCAATATTATGTTGCAACTGCAAATGGTCGCGACATAAATAATTTACAAATTGGCCAAACAATGGATGCTTATGATTTTGATGGTGAAGATGATTTGTATGGTTTTAATTCAGCTTTAAATAAAGTTACAACAATACCACATTCAAATACAGTTGTAGAAGCTTGGCTTACAACTGAGGTAGCAATTAAATCATACCATGTTGTAAATAGAAATAGTAACAAGTTCAGTGACGATAAAGTCATGAAGAAAATGGCAAAAGATTTTGAGTGATATTAAATTAATACCCTTACTTATAGGGATGGGATCTTTTCTTGTAGCCCATGTTATGACCTTTTTTCAGTTAAACGGACAGTTTTTATACAAATCATTCCAAAAACATGAATGGGCAGTAGCAGCAGCAGGAGTTATATTATCGTTCTTTTATATATGGGGAACGAAATACACAGTAGAAGCATTTGGAGGTTTATTATGGCCTGGTAGATTTATTGGTTTTGGAGTTGGAATGGTAATTTATGCTATAATGGTAAGTTACTTTTTTAATGAAGGAATCAACCTTAAAACACTTACAAGTTTAATTCTAGCAACTGGATTAGTTTGTGTGCAGGTTTTTTGGAAGGCATAATATGTATATCTGATTGACTGATCGATCTTAGGACGATCAACAACAATAAATTTTAGAATTATTAATTAAAAAACGTTTACTATTATGGGAACATTATTTGTAGAGAGAAAATTCTCACCACTTGACATTCTTGTCAGAAATTTCTTCCAAAACGAACAGGAAGAATTCACAACACCAAACAACAGAATTATTAACCACCCCGTAGATATCTACGAAGACAAAACTGGCTTGTATTTTGATATTGCCTGTACAGGTTTAACTAAAAAACAAGTTAAAGTTAATGTCGAAGGAGATGTTTTAAAGGTGTCATATACTAAAAAAGATAAAGATGAAGTCGAAGACACTCATTTTTATCATTCAGGTATTGCTAAACGTAACTTTGATTTAGGATGGAAAATTGCTAGACGATTTGATTTATCCAAAATTGAGGGTTCAATGAAAGATGGGTTACTGAAACTATTTATCCCACTTACGCCTGAAAGCAAGCCAAAAACAGTTTCAATTAAATAATTTAATATCATGTTTGCATCTAAATCTAGAAGTATTTTAAAAACTATTAGTTGGAGAATAGTAGGCACCTTAGACACAATGGCTTTAGGGTGGATTATTACTGGAGACCCACTTTTAGGATTAAAAATAGGAGCTTTAGAATTAATAACTAAATTTGTTTTATATTACTTACATGAAAGAATATGGTTAAGAAGTAAATATGGTATTAAAAAATAAGTTTTAATAAGATCAGTCAATTATCCTCGTAAAATAATTAGGTTATGTCCATTTAAGATAATTAAGGGTTAGTTTGAGGAGCTAACCCTTTTTTATATTTATAACAAAATAACAACAATGTTCACATTCGCAGTACCAGATACACAACATGCAGATAGATCAAGAGAATATCTGAAGAATAACTGGATTGACTTTGAAGAAAGAAAAGACGATGAAGGTTTTACTCATATAAGTTTTCCTGGTGTTGGAGAAGGTGAATTTAGAAAAATTGTTATTAAATTAAAAAACCAAGGAGTAACTATGATAGGAGTAGATACCGCCTTAACAGAAAAAAAGATTATGAAATTAGCAAGTTTATTAGAAACCCCATTAGAACAGTTTAATGAAGATGAAACAACAGAAAAAGATGTTGTAAGCCAAATTAAAAAAGCTTTAAAATCTCCTGATGCTGATCCCACAAGTAAATTTTGGTCTCAAATCGCAGATATAATTGGTGATTATGAAGAACAAGAAGAATATGATAGAGGATTTTATACTGAAAATAAAAAATCTAATAAAGATAAATTAAGAAGGTTAATTAGAAAAACAATAAGAGAATAGTATGAAACTAGTAAATTTAGTACCATTAAAAGAAGGATCAATGCAAGCTAGAGAGCTAGCAGATTATAATTCATTAGAGGAATTACAAGCCATGTATGATCAACTTATGAGAGACATGGAACAAGAAGCTGAACCAGAAGGTGGTCCTATAGCAGATCAATATGCAGATCAAATGCAAGATATAGAAGATGCTATGCAAATGAAAAGAGGTAAAACAAAAGATGTACCATATGATGTAGCAATAGGTAGAATGTCTAGAGATGAATTTGAAAAATCTTCTAAGTTTAATAGAATGAATGAAACAACTGAAAAAGCTTGGAACGCTATAGACGTAAGTAGAAAAGCAGAAAAAGAAATCTCAAATAAAGAATGGAATGAGCGTACAGGTAAAAAATTAGACATACTTAAAAAATTAAATGACGCTGGTAAATTTAAGAAAGACTTTGATGATGAAAGATTACAAGGTTGGGTTGACTCAAATTATTCTTGGGAAAAATTATCAAAACAATTTGAATTAAAGGAAGCACATGATAAAATGTTTGATTTTGAAAATGAAGTTGATGAAGGCTCTTGTGGTTATGGTCCTAAAGGAATACCAGGTGACACACCAGGTGAAACACAAGGTATGAAGGCAGATGATCGTACAAACGGTATGCTTAGAATGTTAATTCAAAAAGAAATAGCAAAATTAAAAGAAGGTAATTTTGATGATAGACTTAAATCAATGATGGGTGATGATGATTTTGAAAAAGCAACAAGCAAAGATGTTCCTGGATTAGGAGATACTGTTATAGATGATAAAACTAATATAAGTACAGGTAGAAAAACATTTTTAAAAATGATGATACAATTTACTGACGAACCATTTCTTATTGAAACAGGATTAAAATTATATGATGCTTGGGCACGTGGAGAAGGTGGATTAAAACCATCTAGAATATTAAAAATATTACAAGACACTAGAAACTAATGAAATTAGCTTCACTCATAAAAGAACAAATAGACGTATACGATTTTCTAAAACAAAGTAGAGGACAAATCGAGCTAGATCATGGTCCTCGTACGTATAGAACATTACAAACATCTTTAATGATGGATGATGAAGTTTATGTTCGTAACTGGTTAATTAAAAATGGTTATATGGATGAAGAAAAATTACCATTTGAAGAAATGAAATTACCAGGTGAAAAAAACGCAGAAGAATTAGCAGCTAAAACAAAACAAATAGCATCTAAAGCAGGAGAAGAAATGGTTAATTTTGCAAAAGATGTTTATGATACTCCTACAGTTAAACGACTTAGAGCCTATGTAAAACAGGAGTTAAATAAATTAGGACAAAAACTAGTAGACAAATATGCAGTAGATCAACCTGGAAAACAAATGCAAATTCCATTTGAAGACATGAACGAAAATCTACGTAATTGGTTTAAGAAAGAAAAATGGAAGCGTATAGATACGCAAGGAAACATTGCAGGTGATTGTGGTACAATGCCTAAAGGCAAAAAAACACAACGATGTCTACCTGCAGCTAAAGCGCGTTCACTTTCAAAGAAAGACAGAGCAGCAACATCAAGGAAAAAAACAAAAAGTAATAAACAATTTGTATCTAATACAAAAGCAGCAAAGGTAAAAAATAAATAACATGGAAAGAGAACCACACTTATTTGAGGAATTATGTAAAAAAGGTAAAGCATATAGAGCTAAACGTATGGCAGCAGGTGAAAAATCATCAGCTTACTTGTCAGGTAGAGCAGTTAAAGTATGCAAAGGTCAAATGCAAGGTGAAGGTGATGAGTCCGAAGGAGGAACAGATTATGATATGCTCCGTAGTATTCAAAGGGATGAACAATTAGACACATTAGGAGACATCATTTCAAAATACGTTAAAGATCCAGATGATGCGAATGCTGAAGTAGATCGTTTTGATGATGGGGGATTTGATAACATGTCAGACATGGTAACAGCTAACCTTCTTAGAGATCCTGAATATAAAGCTTGGGCAGATAAATATGTTGGTGATGAAAAAGTAATGTATGAAGAAATAGACGCATTACATGAAAATGAAGAATACTGTCCTAAATGTGCTACTAAAATAAAAGAAGCTATTAGAGAAGAAGTTAAAAAAGTAGCTAAAGAAGCAAAAACAAAACCAGCTAAAGGTAAACGTTTTGCTAAAAAAGTAAAAAACCCAAAAACAGGTAGAACTAGAACTGTATCATATGGTCAAGCAGGTAAAGCTAAAAAAGGAGGCGATCGTATAAGACCTGGTACTGCTAAGGGTAATGCTTACTGTGCTCGTTCAGCTAAAATAAAAAAATGTAAAAACCCACCTTGTGCAAACACATTATCTAGAAGAAAATGGAAATGTCAAGGTAGTAGATCAGTAAAGTAATATGAAAATATCAGAATTAAAACAATTGATTAAAGAAGCATTAGAGGATAAAGTTAAAGAATGTCCTGCTCCTACACAAGATTTAGAATTAAACACAGCTAATCGTAATAGAGCTATTCAAGCAGAATTTATAAAATATGGTCCTCTAAATTTATCAGATAAAAATTATTGGAAAGAATATGCTAAAAAATGGGGTACAAAACCTGAAGTAGCTAAAAAATCAAATTGTAGTAATTGTGTTGCATTTGACATTTCACCTAGAATGGAATCATGTATGCCAGGTGCTACAGATGAAGATGGTAGGTTAGGATATTGTTGGATGCACCATTTCAAATGTCATTCAGCTAGAACTTGTTACACATGGGCAGCAGGTGGTCCTATTAAAGATGATAAAGCATCTTATAATTGGCAAAAACGAAATTTAAAAGGTGCTTTAAGTACTGAGCCTATTTCTTAAAAATTCCCACAAAATAATTTGGAGAAGCAAAAATTTCTTCGTATCTTGACGTATAATATAAATGCGAACAATATGGAAGAATTAAAGTTATTTGTAGAACAAATGCGAGCTACCTCTAGTAGCTTAGATAAAGTAAAAATACTAAAACAACAATCAGACTTTATTAAAAAGGTACTTGAGTACACTTATAACCCTTATAAACAGTATTACGTTACTAGTAAAACATGTAAGAAAAACTTCAACTTACGTGATCCAAATTACATACATGATAATATATTTGACTTGTTAGATGATTTAACTAGTAGAACATACACTGGTCATGATGCAATTGCTGTAGTAAATAGTTTTATCAATATAAATGAGGAATATGAGGATTTAATTTACAGTGTAATTGATAAAGACCTTAAAACTAGAACAGGTGCTAAAGTAATTAACAAAGCATTTCCTAATTTAATTCCTGAATTTAACGTTGCATTAGCACAAAATTACGAACCTAAATTAGCTTCGTTTGGTGAGGGTTATAGTGAAACATGGTATGCTAGTAGAAAATTAGATGGTGTACGTTGTTTAGCAGTTACAGATGAAATGGGTAAATGTACATTGTATAGTAGAATGGGTAAAGAATTTACTACATTAAATAAAATTAAATATGCTATTGAAGCAACAGGTATTATTAACTATGTGTTTGATGGTGAAATATGTTTGTTAGACAAAGATGGTAATGAAGATTTTCAGTCAGTAATGAAAGAACTTAGACGTAAAGATCATCAAATTGAAAATCCTACGTTTATGATATTTGATATGATTCATAAAACTGAATTTGATAAAGGTAAATCAACAGACATACTATCAGAAAGATTACACACATTAAGAACATGGTTAGGTCCTAGATATGAAACTAAAGAAACACTACGTTACTTAGGTCAGCATGCTATTACAGATGAAAGACATTTTGACATATGGAAGCAATTAGCTAAGGATGATAGTTGGGAAGGATTTATGATACGTAAAGATGTACCTTATGAAGGTAAACGTAGTAAAAACTTACTTAAAGTAAAATCATTTTATGATGCTGAGTACGAAGTATTAGGTTGGGATGTTGACACACATGAAGTAGTTAGAGATGGTAAGTCAGTGTCAATGACAATGTTATCACAAGTATGGATTGAACATAAAAACCATATAGTAAAGGTTGGTAGTGGATTTAGTCAAGAACAACGTTTAGAATATATGGATGGTTCAATTGTAGGTAAAACAATTACTGTACAATACTTTGAAGAAACTAATAACGATAAAGGGGGTATATCATTAAGATTTCCTACAGTAAAACACATATATGATAATGGAAGAGATTGTTAAATTACCACACATACTTACTATATACAGGACAAATAATTTAGATATACCTACTATATCAACAGAGTATAAAAATATCCCTTGTGTTTACTATTTGTTATATAATAGCAGAGTAATAAAAGTGGGACAAGCCATAGATGTATGTAGTAGATTTGCAGGTTACAGATCAGAAGCAATAACATATCCTAAACATAGAACAAATGGTTCATGGCGTACAGTTAAAACATTATATGAAACAATGAATGTAGGAGAAATAGTAACAGTGTATGCTAGATTTATTGAAATAAAAAAACAATATGTTTTATTAGAAGGTAAAAGAATACCAATAACAGTAGATTTAAGAAAAATAGAATCAGAAGAACAAGATAAATATAGAGAAACATTATTATTAAAATGAGAAGACTAATTTATGATTTATATTACGCTGATGAGATATCAGTAGAAATAGCAGAAAAACTATTAGCACAATTAGAAAAAAGTAGAAGTAAAGCAAGAAGATACTAATGAGAAAAAGAAAATACAATGGTTGTGAATTATCATCTCCATTATACAGACAAGTAGCAGCTGAAATGGCTAAGAAAAAATCTAAAATCAAAGTAACAGAGTATAAACCAAAACGAGGTAAAAATAAATGAAAATACCACCTAAACCAAAACGCGGAAAACGCTCTCCATTTTATTGGTGGCGTAGATGGAAATCACATAAGTATTTACCTGTTAGAGCAGGACTACTAGCTAGAATACAAAATGGTGATTTTGAATATCCTGAATTATTTGATTGGGCAAAGTATGAATTACATTACATGCAAGACGAATTAGATAAATTTGTAAATGAATATAAAGGTAATGATGATCCAAAAACAGATTATTTATATTTTGATATACAAAAACGTTATATGAAACGTCATAATAAGTTGTTTGCTGATGCCTATGAAGTAGAAAACAGACACTTAACTAATTTAGTAGATGAATTAGCAAAAGAATTTATCATTACTAAAGAAGAAGTAAAGGTAATCATGGAAGAATTTGGAGAATCGACAGAGAGTTTGTATCTTTATATAGCAAACAATTATGATTTTAGGAAACCAACTAAACAAAAAACAACACAATTATTAAAAGCAAGAATATGAAATTAGGTTACGCGTGTATAAACATGACATTACAACAAACAGGAGGTATTACTACTAATCGTGGTATGAGACAGAAAACGTTTAATGAACGTGGTTTACCTTATGTGTCTGAATTAGCATTACAAAATGTTAAGGACTTAGAAACTATAGTTAAATGGAATGAGGAAATGGGTATTAAATTATTTAGGATGTCTAGTGATATATTTCCTTGGGTTACATATTATACTTTACAATCATTACCTGATTATC